GAAGACGGCCATGATCTCTAGCATGAAGCGTCCGTTCGGGTTGGCCTTGTCCATGACATTGCCGTAGCCGTTGATGATGAGATTAATGTTCGCCGTTTCCCAGTCGGCAATCACGTTTAGTGCGTCCCGTGCGTCACGGAACATACGGTCTAGCTTCGATACGATGACGGTATCGCCCGGCCGGAGGAACGCCAGCTTGCAGCCTTCTTCTCGGCGTAGCAGCGGGACACCGCCAGAGACGCCCCGCTCTTCGTAGATATGCTCCAGTTCCAAATTATGTGTGAGCGCGATGCCTTGGATTTGGCGTGCTTGATCGTCGAGCGATGTGTTCTCAATCTGGTCTTCAGTTGAGACGCGTGTGTATCCATAAACTGCCAACGTATTTCTCCCGTTTTTTGTTGTGCATCGCTGTTACACTCTATTGTTACAACTTGGCAAGCAAAAAAGTGCAGAATTTTTTTGGCTGGGTGGTGAAAAACAAAGGAGTACGGGGGGTGGGGGGCACACCTCGATGTCTGTTTAGTTATACGTACACGCCCCCCGCGCAAGGCGGGGGCGGGGGGGGGTATTTTGAAAGCACCCCTACCCCCCTATAGCTAAAAAGGCACGCAATTCTGCGGGTTACAGACTGTAACAGTGTATTAGTGCTGGACCAAATGGCGTCGGAGGCGCACAAGAAACGAGGCGCGGCGCTGCCTCTCCACCGGGTTGAAGCGGAACCATGTTCCTGTCGCATTATAATATATAGGCAAGACAATCACATTTGAATGTGATTCAATTGTTGACAATTGTTTTCAATTGAGTCGATTGACTAGACCGGCCGGTTGTTCCTATCGTTAGCGCGTCATCAACAAAAGAGGGACGAACAAATGACAAAATATCAGATACACGGGCACGACAGCTTAATGATGCAAGATTATATCGAGCCCACTCTTTACGATACTTACGAGGCCGCCTTTGCCTTGGCGCATTCCAACCACGAATGGGTTGTTAAGGTTGAGACAGAAACGGTTGAGGGTTAATCCAATGTCTTTTGATTTATCACAGTATATACCGTTCAACGTATTCGCGATGATATGGGTTGCTTGCATGTTAGCAGGCGTCGCATTCGCTGGCCGTAACGATAGAGAGGGGAAATAACATGGCAAAGCTATCAGCAGACGAACAAATGGCAGTAACCGCAGGGTATGATGAGGGCGAACGTGTTCAGCGCGCCTGTGGCAAGGCGCAATACATTAACCCGCATCTCTGGTCATCGCGCCTGTGGGAAGCCTTCGAGTTCGGTTACTATCTGCAAGAAAAGGGGCGTCCACTGCGCTCATATGAGCGCGGGCGCGGCAACGTATTCCGCAACGCCGATGGTTTCGAGTTCAAGCTGCACTATGGCAAGGGCAAGAACAGCTTCGGCATCAGCCGCGTAAACTAGCACCACCGGACGGCGGAGCAATCCGCCGCGAGGCTGGCGATAGTGCCAATTAGAGGGAATAAACTATCATGATGCAAGGGATTTGGACAAAGTATAGCGGCTCGCGCATAAAAGCGACTGCCCGGACGCGCAATTCTTGGGGCGGACAACAGCCCGAAATGGCTTTGCGCTTGGCTTATGACCATGCGTTGAACGCTGACGAAAATCACGCCGCCGCCGCTGCAGCTTTGGCGCGTAAATTAAATTGGGACGGCCTGTGGCATGGTGGCGGGCGGCCTGACAATCAAGGCTATATGTTCGTCAAGATAGCCAGCGTTTACCAAGGCGCGCCGGACAGCAGCATAGGCCGCGAAGGTGTTGACTGGTTCTATATCGAGCCGCGCTCATGATCAAGCCACAACAAGCCGCGCCATTAGGCCGCAAGCATCGCGTGTCATCCGATAACGCTTGGCCGCTACGCAATTCAGAAGGCCTCACCTTCGCAGAAGCAAAGCGCCTTAGAGAGCAGGAGCAAAGCAAATGAACGACAACGACGACGAACCATTTGATAACTACACCGAACGGGCAAGCGCCACCTTGGCGTATCGCTTGATGGAGTATCTGGAATTTCTTGGCGTGATAACTGACGAGCACGTAAACTACCTGCGCTGGCCCCCAATCGAATTGATTGAGGACGCCGAAAAGGACATGATGGAATGACCCCACGGGAAAAGAACCTTAAAGATATAGAGAACATAGCCCAAGGCTACGGCTACACAGTCGCGGACATCCTCGGCCCAAAACGCCGCAGGCATTTGGTCTCTGTGCGTAACCTTTGCGTCTTTATGCTTAGAGACAAAGGCTACAGCACAACCGAGATCGGACGCATCATCAACCGCGACCATAGCACGATCTGTCACGCATTGAATAAGGACACGAAATGACGAGTGAAGAGTTTAAAGCAACACGCGAAAAGCTGAACATGACGCAAGGGCATCTCGCCCGCAAGATTGGGCTGTCCGAACGGTCGATAAGATACTATGAGCAAGGCGGGCGTTCCGTGCCCGCTCCGGTCTCTATCCTCTTAGAGACGTTTCTAAGGGGCGTAGGGCAATGAGAACGCTAGTCTGGTGTCTGATAGGCGGGCCATACGTTTTCGCTCTCATGTTGGCTCCTGGAGCGTTTGTAGCGGGTTTGGTGGCGTTGCCCTTCTATTTCTTGGGCAGCGGCTGGCAAATCGCCTTCGCATCCACCGCATTTGCCACGGCGCTGGTCTTGGCGGTATATCTAACGCGGCTTGTTATTCAGCATGAAAAGGAACTAGACGATGGCCGGACATATTAAACGACGCACCATTGCGTCAAACTTAGACAAGGTTGGCGAGACCGTTCTGTTGGAGAAGATTGCTTCCGGCATGACGATGGCTGGCCTTGCCCGTGAATTGAACATCAGCAACCTATCCCTCTATCATTGGATACGCAAAGACCCAGACCGAGAGGAGCGGTTCAAGCAGGCCCGGACAATCGCGGCGGACCAATGGGCGGACGAGTGCCTCGACATTGCCGACGCTTCGGACAACGTATCGGCCAACGCTGACAGGCTCAAGATCGAAACGCGTAAATGGTTGGCCGGTGTTGCCGCACCGGAGAAGTTCCAAGCCAAGCCGACCGCAGCGGTCCAAGTCAACGTGAACCAACTTCATCTTGATGCACTGCGCCAGCTAAACTTGGCGTCATCAACCCCACATGAAGAAGAAGTCACCATCGACATCATACCACCCAAGCAAGTCGGCTCTCATAACCTCGATGCGGACGACTTGCCGGGTGTTTTTGACGACGATTAACGGAAAACTGCCATCCGTGCATGGTTTGAAAAATCCGTGCACGGTTCGGGCCGGGTTTAGGGCCGGGTTTACCCACGCATTTCCGCCAATGTGCACGGAGTGCACGGTTTGTCGGCCCATTGGTTCCCATAAGTAAGTAACATTGTAATATGACCACTTCTAACACTGTTACTGTCGTGAGAGCGGATTAACTTTTTTAAACCCGGCACTCCCGGCACATCCTTAGATTTCAGCCATTTTATCTGGCCCTAAACCCGGCACCAACCCGGCCCGAACTATCTCAAACCGTGCACGGATTTAAAAAAAGGGAGCCGAAGCCCCCTTAGTCTGCTTTACGTTCACGTAAACCTATGAGCCTATCGAGATACCATCGGGCCTTCTTCAAGTCCTCAATCGGCTTCCCCTTCCTCTCATAGCGCCACATATATTTCATGATATTGCCCTTGAGGTAGCCAGCATATGCCTCCGGACCCATCGACGCTTCGATCCCTTCGATGGCCTCGATGCCTCCGGTCTTATAGTGCGGTGGGCTATTAACCACATCGACAATCTCGTCACTGACGACCTCGGCATTGAGCGCGTCCCTCACCTCTTTGTATTTCATAAAATCATTCCCATACATTACTCATCTCCTTCGCCTGCTTTGAAGTTAATCTGAACGCCGAAGAAATCGTCGGACTGCTCATCAATCATGGCGTTGATGACCATATAGTCCTCATCGCCTATGAGAAGCTCAAGGCCACGGAACACACGCTTCGTTCGTGTCGCCCGGTCCCTTGTGGGTTCATAGCCATGCGTCTTCATCTCTCCGTTGAACTTACGCTGCGACCAATCCTTCCCCTTGGCTTCGTTGTTATCCTTGCACCAGTCGCGGAAGTCATTGAACGCCTCATTGGTAGTCATCTCATTGTCAGCCCCAGCCACGCAGCGTTCAGTGATCCAGCGGGCCAATGCGTCCTCTCCTGCGAGATACTCATCGGTAGCTTGGATTACTGCCTGCGGTGGGTTCAAGCCCTGCTCCAGCCAAGACTTAGCCCCTTCGATAACCCACGCTAGGATCGCCGGGTATTCTTCCTTCAGCTTGTCCGGCAAGTCCATGTCCTTGCGGACTGGCTTAGTCTCGAACGGGATGAGGTGCATACGCCGACGCATAGCATCGTCCACATTAGTTATCTCCGGCTTCGTATTGCCCGCGATAATCAACGTGAACTGCGGATTGAACTCAAACAAATCTTGCCGCATGAAGCGCGCACTGATTTTGTCCCCGCCAGTCAGCGCCTTGACCTTGGCTTCGTCCCACTTGCGTGACGGGTCAATCTCCTGCGCGTGCACAAGCCTCGCGCCCATCAACGACGCCAACTCCGTCGGATGCCGCTGATTGTTCGATGCGAGGAACACGTCCGCACTGGCCACGGTGGCATAATCGCCAAGGATATTGCCTATGGCTCCGAGGAACGTCCCTTTGCCATTACCGCCGGACCCGTGCGCGAAGGCAAGCACATGCTCTTTGGTGCTACCCGTCGCGGAATAGCCCGCAAGGCGTTGAAGGTAAGAGATCATCTCCGCGTCACCGTTGCACGCCTCATTGAGGAACGCTTGCCATTGCGGGGCTGGCTTGCTGAAGTCCGCCTCGACCGATGTGCATTTTGTGCACATGCGAGAACGGTCGTGCGCTAACAAGACCCCCGTCTTCAGGTCCACCATGCCCGACCGGGTGTTGAGGATATAGATGTCCGCGTCTAGCTGCTCGGTGGTCGCCTGCATGGTAGGCTCAACCGCCGCCAGCTTCGCCACGTTTGCGATCACATTGTATGACGCCACACGCTGCGCGATCCGCTCACCCTTCTGCGGGCTGTCTATCTTCTCCAAGGCTTCGGCGGATGCTTGCGCACAAACCTTGCGGACAATGGTGAGATGCTTCTTCGCCACATCCACCGCCCACTTGTTCCCATCCCATGCGACCCAGCCCATGCCGCCCACAACGTATCGGATATCCGAAACGTGTAGCCGAGCAACGCGCTGCGCCAAAGCAATGTCGCT